TTCATTGTCCACACTGACAAGAAGGTCTTTCCTGCCTTTGACCATCAAGGGTACAGATTCTGCTATCTCGCTCAGACAGTCCATACACGTGTCCATGAATTCATTGGTCATAGCGTGTCTCAATGTCAGTTCATAGTCACTCAGTCTCTTGTCACAGCACATACATCTGCTCATTTAAAGCTCCTAATAGGTGTTCAGGCTACATCGCCCTTAAGTGTATCGTTAAAGTGGCTTCTATGGGCCTTTAAAGGCCTTCTAGAGGCATCCAGCGGTAGCGTTAACGTGTCAGGAATAGTCTAATGATGATAGACCATAGACTTTGAGGTCTCTTTGGCATTGCTTCAATAGCCTGACCTCTAGGGTCAAAGTAACACTCGTCAAGTGTTCGAGGTGTTGTCAGGTGTGAGGGTTTCATGTTATTTAGTCCTTTGTTCAAGTGTCCACAATGTCAATACATGGTCTTCAAGCTTATCAATTAACCAGTTTGATTGTAAGGGCTTAGGTAGCCTCTTTTCGTCAATGAAGACGTTAGCAATAGTCACAATGGGTTTGTGGTGGGGATCATACTGCTCAACTAAAGCATCCCCCTCAAAGAGGAAATCCCCTAGTTTGTACTCATAGATATACGTTGTAGACTTAACATCGTTCATAGCGGTGATTCCTCATGGTTAGCAGGGTTAAACTTAGGCCTTTTATGGCCTGTATCAAGTGGATTAGGGAATGGTGGAAAAGGCCATACAGTCATTGCTTCACCCTCACAACTTCAAACAATTCAAGACATTCACCCTTAACCCATCGTTCAAGGTCAACTTCGCCAGTATCAGGGTCACAATAAGGCGTTTCAGGCCCGTAGTTGTTACATTCGTACCAGTGCTGGCATATGGCTCGTTCAGTGGCACTGAAGGCCACTATACCAGTGGATTTGAATTGTACCTCATACCTCATGGTTAACCCCTAGCATAGTGAATAGGGCGTTCATATAGCCCATTAGAATCACGATAGACCGATACGTAGTGTCCATACCTTGTACCGTCTTGATAAGTCAATCCGATAGTTTGCTCATATGCAATAGGCGTATTAGGCCACATATGCACAATGTTTTCCGCTTCAAGCGCTTCGGATAGCGTTTTAAACCAGTTTTCACGATAGGCCATAGTGTACCCCTAAGCTATGTTATTTAATGCCTACAATGGCCTTTAAAGCGGCTTTGTGGGCTTTAGCCGCTTCGCCCCGATAGCCGCTAGCGTTACATAAGAAATAGGACACTATAGAACGTGCATCGTCCTGATAAAATTTATCATTAGGGCCTTCAAGTGAGCGCATAGCTTCAAGGTACGGCTTTGCAGCATAGTTAACATTTTTCCATTCACGGGAAATTTCACGGGCGATTGTGCTAATGCTTTGCATGATATAACCATTCGATTGTGACCCTACGGATTGTAGGCCATAACGTACGGGTAAGCATACGTTACAGTCTAAAATCTATCATTTTACGTAAGCTAAGTTACTTACCATTCACCCAATTATTGTATCGGTTTCGCGGTACGTACGCTAAAGGGTATGCCTTAGGTTTTGAGACAATTTCCCGGATAACGTCAACCGATAGCTTGGTTTTATCGGCTATTTGTTCAAAGGAAAGCCCACATACTTGGAAATAGTATAGCACGTTCTTTTCCGACATGGTTAACCTTTCATTATACGGATAACTTTAGCCATTTTCTTACCGTGCGCTGGATATGCTATAACGTCAACTTCTTTATTCCAGCAAGCACGGCAACCTGAACACTTGCCCCCATGCTCATAAGCACGGCAAAGCGAGACACCCTTAGGCAAGGTCTCAGAATCAGGAACAATGACGCTACCATGCAAACCCTTGATAAATTCACCTTGTACGCTATCACTTGAAAACCTAACCGATACATTAGGCAAAGCCTGCATAGCTTGCAAGACAAGGGAAAACTTCGGGAATTTATGCATACGTGTAGGTAACCAATGCTTACACCAAGGTGTTCGGATCATAACCTCTAACATTTTCTCTGCTAGACCAAGTGTATACATATCGCCCGAATCAAACCAGCGAAAATACCTATCAGAATCTAAGGCTTTAACCATATCGTCAATCCAATCTAACCTTGTCCAATCTTCGCGGTTAGACAGTCTAGGTGCTTTAACGTTAGGATAATTGTAGTTACCTGTAGTGGCATAGCATCCCTTACAAGCATCTACAAGGACACCCGGAGAAGCTATAGAACCCGGACAAGTATCCAAGGCTTGAAGAGACCAAGAACGAATGCCGTCTAGCTTGGATGTAACAGAGATTTTGATCATGGTTTTAACTTTCATGTTATGGCCGTAGCCGTTGATTGATTGTATCTTATACGCCTAACGCTAATAGTATACCCCAAAAGGCAAAGACTACAAGGCATAAGACTGTTACAAAAATATCCGCTAGCTTTTCACGTGTAAACATGGTAGACCTTTACGTTAACTGCTTCGCACTATTGCTGCAGCACGATTGCTTCGCAATGCGTTGGCATGAGTGTATTGTATCATAGTTTTAGCATTGTCAATAGCTTTATTGAAATTATTTTGTAGGGACAAACCCTACTGTATATCTTTACAGTGTCTGTATTGTTTCACGTGAAACACTTGGTTATATTGTGACTGTTAAGTATAGCGTATAAGCACCCGCAACGCCCCTCACTCATGCTTGTTGAGAATGATTCTCATTTAGATTTACCTTGTGACTAAACTGTACAGTCACAGACTAGACTGACCAGTATAATTATGACTCAATAGTCACAAAGCTACTCAACAGTCACAAAGTGACTCTAAAGTCAGGGGGGAGGGGTCAGTGACAGTGTATAATTGTTGTGGGAGCCTCTAACGTACACAAAAAGGGTAAAATAGAATTAATTAGGGACAGATCAGCGGAGCGTAAGTGCTTAAAAAAGAGGCAGTAGAGGACAATGTAAGTGATTGATCTATAAGTAGTTATGATTTATAACTAAGTAGAGACTACGAAGTGCTAAGACAAACCAGCGGAGCGTTGAAAGGGAGTCTTAAACGTACCTAAAACTAGCATGATCATGCTAAAAAGTGATCTACGTCACATAAAAGTAAAGAAAAATGAAATAATTGTAACAAAACACAGAAAAAGCTTGACTTCTGAGACAAAGTATGCTATAATATACTTATAAGTTAAATTAACATCTTAACTTTGCAGAACTCAGATAAAGTCTATGAAGCCTGACCCCACTTCAAAGCAAACAGTGATGAATCTAGATCATGTACACCCTGAAAGGGGAACGTAGAAGTGTAATGTTAATAACAAACATAAATTAATACTTTATCTAGATTCTGCCTTTAAAGCAATGTTAACGAAATGTCTTAGTACTTTATAGTACTATACATAAAAGTCTCCCCTATAGAGAGGACAAAGACGCACATGACCGCACCAACAGGTAATAAGATAGGTAGACCAAAGAAGACAGACATAACTGAGATTAAAGAATCTAGGTCTGTTGGTCGTCCTAAGGGTGAAGCTGCCATCATCAATGAATATAAGCTACGTATGCTTAATTCACCTAAGTCAGCTAAAGTGTTAGAAGCTATTTATGATGCTGCCTTGAACGATGAACATAAGAATCAAGCTGCAGCATGGAAGTTGATTGTCGATAGGATTGTTCCTGTCTCAGCTTTTGAGGCTGCTAAGCAGGGTGGTAATGCACCATCAATCAGTATCAACATAACGGGGTTGTCTACCCCTACAGTGTCTACCTCTGACGATGAGGTAATAGATGTCTAACGCTGAATTAAACTTTGCATTACTTAACTGGCAACAGACTGTCTTTAAAGATACCCACCGATTCAAAGTAGTAGCTGCTGGTCGCCGTTGTGGTAAGTCCAGATTGTCTGCTGTTACCTTGCTCATCGAAGCTCTGAACTGTCCTGAAGGCTCTGCTGTGATGTACATAGCTCCTACCCTTGGACAAGCTAGAACAATTATCTGGGACTTGTTACATGACCTTGGTAGGCCTGTCATCAAGTCTAGTCATATTAACAACCTAGAGATTACTTTAGTCAATGGACGTAAGATTCTCGTTAGAGGTGCTGATAACCCGGACTCCCTACGTGGTGTCTCTTTAACATATGTTGTACTTGACGAATGTGCTTTCATTAAGCAAGAGATTTGGGAAAAGGTTATACGAGCTTCTCTGTCGGATAAGAAGGGTAGGGCTTTATTTATCTCTACTCCTAGCGGTCGTAATTGGTTCTACGATACCTTTAAGTTGGGTAACGAGGGTACAGATGAGGAGTGGAAGGCTTGGCACTACACTACGCAGGATAACGAAACTATTGACCCTAAGGAAATTGAAGCAGCGAAAAGAACCTTAAGTTCATTTGCATTCAAGCAGGAATACTTATCTAGCTTTGACAATGCAGGTGCTGACTTGTTTAAAGAGGATTGGTTCAAGCTTGAAGAAGAACCTCAGTATGGTCAGTATGTAGTTGCTATTGACTTAGCAGGCTTCGAAGAGGTAGGCAAGAATGCTGGTGCTGCTAAGAAGCGTCTAGATGAATCTGCTATTGCCATTGTCAAGATAGAAGATAATGGTAACTGGTGGGTACACAAGATTGTTCACGGACGGTGGGACATCAGAGAAACCTGTGTACACATTCTGAAGAGCATTAGAGACTACAAACCTATCTCCGTAGGGATTGAACGTGGTGCTCTTAAGAACGCTGTACTGCCCTACCTTAATGACCTTATGCGTAAGAACAATATCTACGCACACATCCAAGACTTGACTCATGGTAACAAGAAGAAGACAGACAGGGTTGTCTGGAGCCTTCAAGGTCGTATGGAACACGGTAGAGTCTCCTTCAACATCGAAGAAGATTGGGATGAGTTTAAGGATCAAATGATCATGTTCCCTACTGCAGGTGTGCATGATGACTTAATGGATGCTCTTAGTTATGTCGATCAGTTAGCTTTGTCTAACTATCAGCAGGACTACGAAGATGATGATTACGAAGTATTAGACCCTATAGCAGGTTACTAAAGGAACACAATGGAAGATATTAACAACCCTCAGTTCGAAGACCCTACAGAGGAAGAGAAGAAGCTTACCTCTTGGGTTACCGAACACATCACACGGTGGCGTGACTACCGTGATGGTAACTACATGGATTTATGGCTTGAGTATGAGCGTATCTTCCGTGGTATCTGGGATACTAACGACAAGACCCGTGATTCTGAGCGTAGCCGTATCATCTCCCCTGCTACACAGCAGGCTGTAGAGACTCGTCACGCTGAGATCATTGAAGCTATCTTTGGTCAAGGTGAATTCTTTGACATTGAAGATGACATCAAGGACGTTAACGGTAATGCCTTAGACGTTGAGATGTTAAAAGCTCAGTTGATGGAAGACTTCAAGAAGGACAAGATCAAGAAGGCTATTGACCAGATCGAACTGATGGCTGAAATCTACGGTACAGGTATCGGTGAGATTATCGTTAAGTCCGAGAAGCAGTATGCTCCAGCTACACAAGCTATCCCCGGTATCGCTAATGCAGCAGCTATCGGTGTTGAAGAGACTGAGCGAGTAGCTGTTAAGATCAAGCCTGTCAACCCTAAGAACTTCCTGATTGACCCTAATGCTGACTCCATTGAGGATGCTATGGGTGTTGCCATTGAGAAGTATGTCTCTTTGCACAAGGTTGTTGAAGGTATCGAATCAGGTATCTATAAGAAGGTTAACATCAGTTCATCCTTTGATGATCCTGATTTAGAACCTACTCAAGATTTAACTACTTACCAAGACGATAAGGTTAAGCTGGTTACTTATTACGGCTTAGTTCCTCGTGAGTACTTGGAAGAAGCTGAAGATGAAGAGTATGAGGACATTTTCCCTGATGGCTCTCAAGCTGATGACTACTCCAATATGGTGGAAGCTATCATTGTTATCGCTAACGATGGTATCTTGCTCAAGGCTGAGATTAACCCCTACATGATGAAGGATCGTCCTGTTGTCGCCTACCAAGACGATACAGTGCCGGGACGCTTCTGGGGTCGTGGCACGGTGGAGAAGGCC